GCGGGTGGCTGTGAGTCCTGAGTCCATGGCCTGCTGTTCAAATGCTCGCAGTTGATCAGCTGTGCCTTGTGTTTCAATGTATCTTGTGATGGGCTCACGCACAGGCATGATCATCATCATGCCATTCTTGTGCATGTTGGCATCCATGACCCAACGCTCTAATATAAAGTGTGGATCATTCATTTCATTCACCACATGGCTGACCATTTCTGTGGCCTGGCGTGCTGCGTGTTCATCATCTTCGCCGTCGGCCACAAATTCAAAGTTGATTTCGCCGTTGGGTGCCAGGCCCTTGGTGATCACAGCAGTGGCATAATCCACCACAGGCTTCACAGAAGGGTGGATGTAGTCAATGCCATTCACAGGTGCTGTGCTGTCTGTCACAGCCAGGCACAGATAGTGGTAATCGCTGGCTCTGTTGATGGCATTTTTTGTGCCCAGATAGCGCAGGTAAGAAGCCATTTTCACATCCATCAGATTCTTCATACGCACAAAGTTGGCGTTGATCTTGCGATTCTGATTGATGTCTGAAATGGGTATATTTTTGATGTCTAACATTGACTTTTCCTCTTGATATGTTATTTAGCGGCACCTGGTTTTGCACCCGGTTTAGCTGGCTAATGCAAATGTTCAGGTGGTAGATCACCATGTGCAGCCAACCAACAGGCATGGCAGCTCATTCGAGGTTGATCTTGAGGAAACAACCATGTCTCATGTTCAATGCCAGCATGATCCAGGGTAGGCAACAGATGGTTCAGATGCACACCGCACACTGCTGTGGTTGTGCCACCCATGAGAACTATCCACATGGCTGGACTGATCATCGTTGGTATTTCAAGGTTAAAAAGGTTCGCATGGCACCAGGTTCGGGCGCTACTTCATCCAGGAATTGATCAAAGGTCATGGTGCGACCATCTATCATGAACTTGTGCTGATGCTTTTGCAGTGCTGCATTTGCATGCTGAAACTGCTGGGCATACATGTTGGCAGCATGTTGGCCTGCCGCAGTCTGATGTTGATTGTAGGCATTTTGTAGGCCTGCGGCCTGCTGACTGGCTGCCAGATGTGATGATCCTAATAGTGAGTTAAACATGCGTGTCCTTTCATGATCTTTCATAGATACTGATACTGCGGTCTTTGTGACCTGTGCTGCCTCTATACAAGATAGCACCTGTTTCACGCCACTCTGAATTTTTGTAAAAAGGTCGTTGCCAGTCCAACCATACAATGTGTGCTCCAGGTGCTGATGCTGTGTATAATTCATTAAACACTCGTTTAATATTCAATGATTCAGCTGGGCAGTTGTAGCGTGTGTTATATTCTTTCAGTCGTTCTTCACCATAGGGAGGATCACATACCCATAAGTCATGTGGTGCAACAGCATGTTTTGAGATTTCTCTTGCATCGCCATACACCGTGGCTGTGTCTTGTGGATTGATATCGTATTTTGTGCCAGGCAGTGCAGTGACATCTGCTTGTCCAGCATAGAGATGTGCCACTGATGTCTTGTCTGGAAACAAGGCAGCAATTCTTTTTAGATAGTTGCCTTGATAGCCACCGTAGTAATCGTTGGCTTTGGCATAGTTGTTGCCCAGGTATATGGTGCCTACAATGCGATCATCTGAACCGCAGTGAAGTTCCCAGCCTTTGCCGGCGGCATTGTATGCGCTGACTCTGAGTTGATTGTTCATGTGGTCCTTTTCATACACTTATTTATACAAAACCTCTATCCTGCTGGATTATAGCTTTTCTTCCAGGCTGGTTTGGCGGAATCATCTCGAGTGACATAACGATCTCGTTGTGCTGCCATGCGTTGTGCTGCGGTCTTGTTGTCCCAGGGTTCGGCTATGCCTTGCAAGCAGGCCATCACAGCGTATCTTGCAGAGTCAATGCAGTCGTCTGGATCTGAAAATCTACCCTGGCTATCCACATAGTAGTTCTGTGCTTCTCTCAAGAAATCCACGCAGTTCTCATTCACATGCAAACTGCCCACTTCCAACATCTGTCGCATCTGGTTGATACCATAGCTTCGGTGATTGTTGCGTCGGCCTTGATCATCTGGCGGATTCATTATGGCACCTGGCACCACATTCAAGCCATAACTCTCAAACAGCTCGCGTATGCTGGCACTGCTCATGGTGTAGCGTCCAGCTGTGTTGGCATCTGCAGGCAACACTATGGGTGTGCCATGCACTTCGGGCCTCAACAGGTGATTCACATACTGCGTGGGCACAGCTTCTTCAATGCCCTGCACCACGATCTGTCGATGCAGCCAGGCTTCTCGTTCGTATGGATCCCAATACATGAGTGTGATCACGGTCTTGTCATTGACCAAGCCCAGGTCCAGGGCAATCACACGCTGTATGTTGCTCATTTCATTGAATAAAAAATCACCTGACCGGTAAGTGGGCCAATGCTGTATCTGGAACACAGCACCTTTGCCCATGATGGGTCGTCCCTGCATGCGAGCTTCGCGCTCGTGTGGCAGGTAGTCGCGTTCCAGCTGGCGGCGTGTGGTCTTGAGCAAGAATGGTTCGCCCCAGAGATCATATTCAGGCACATCATCCCAGCTCACACGGATGTAATCATAACCTTCTTCACGATTCCAGAATTTTGATACCAGGCCATTCAGTCCTTTCAGCGGTGTAAAGCTGCACAGGATGCGACCTTGTGTGGTGGCTGTTCTGGTCACAATCTCTGAAAAGAAGTCATCCGGTGGCTGTTCATCAAACACTGCCAGATCCAGTTTGAAACCCTGCAGTTGCCGCACCTCTTGGGTGTAGTTGGCAAACAACAAGTAGCTGTGGCCACCACTCACATGCTCAATCTCAATGCCTATGGCATTGGCACCATCCCCTCGCATGGTGTCTGTGCGTATGAGATTTCTTGGTATGGCTCCTGTGCCAATGTTGTCGCGGATCTTGATGTCAGGTGTGCCCAACAATTCTTGTTGCAGCACCAGGGCCACTTGACTCCATCCTTCACCGGCCACCATGCAGGTTATGGCACGATCAAAACGCTGACCCTGCCACCAGCCTGGATAGATACCCGTCAAGTGCATGGCAGTTTCATAACAGGTAGAGACCGTTTTGCCGATCCTGTTGGCTGCCAGGATGCCTCTGCGGTCGCTGTGAGTCTGGAAAAATGCCTTTTGGTGATCAAACGGTCTGAAATACCGCAGTTGATTGTATCTCATGTCATCGGCCACCGTCATCACCAAGTCCTGGAACCGGTCCAGGGTCACATGATCAAACTGCTGTATGCTGTCGGGCTTGAGGTTGTGCTGATCGCATGTGTATCGCACAGCACGACGCATGAGCACGCTGGGATCAATCATGCTACACCCTGGCAGGCATGGGCCAATTGGCTCGTAGGCTTTCCAGGTTCAGCAGGGCCTGTGTGAGATCCACAATCTCCTGTGTGCTACCAATCCAGGTGTGCGGATCTTCCAACAGCACACCAGGTGGTTTGCTCAACAGCACACCCAGGCGTTCCATTGACAATCGCATGGCATGTTCAATGTGTCCAGGCAAGCGTTGCACAAATGCTTCACGATTCACAGCATTGACTTTCTGTAATATCTTGGTTTCATCCGCACGGCGTGATTCCACTGCATTGTGTATCATGCCATCTCGCATGGTGTGGTCGGTGGTCATTGTGATAGATCCCAAGGATTGGCAGCAGCACGCTGATCCAGGCTGATGAAGTCTCGATCAATGTAGCGCACCCATTGGTTTGAATCATTGTAGCGCAGGGTCTGCATCATGGCTTTGAGTCGTCGGCCAATCACTGTGAGTGTGAGGTCTTCTCGCTGCACGATCTGTTCGCCTGTTCTTGGATCTACCCATTTGATAATTTCGGGTCTCATGCGGCCAAACTTGTCAATCTTTTCACCCCATGGTCGTGGTTCAATTGGTCCTATCACTTCATAGGTGATCACGCTGTTGGGATACTTGCGGAATATGCAGTGCATCTTGGCACCGCGAGCATGGTATTCAGCGTCTGAATGTGGCACAAAGGCTGTGAAGAATTCATTCTGCACGGTTTCTCTTGGGGGAATGCCAGGGTCTCTTGGTGGCAGGTCTTTCATGGGCTCTTCAGGCACCAGGTCAGCCCGGTCCAGGTATGGATTGCCTTCACCAATGTATTTGGCATCCACAGGAGTGCCATTCAGCACATCCATGGCCACTTGGTATTTCAGCTTGTTGGCACGACCTTTCAGTGTCAAGACCACCTGTGTTTGGTCAAACACAAAGCGTTCAAGATCAGTGGCAGTGGGAAAGTCTGTCATCAGGCCTTCAATGTCATATTCAGGACCTGCAGGCAACAGCACAGCTGGTATCTTGGTCCGGGTCTTGGTGTTGGTGTCTGGTCGGGCAGGGGCAGGTGCTGGGTCATCGCCCCAGATGTCGTCGCCGGTGGTGGGTGTGGTTTTGTTCATGTCATGTCCTTAATCTAAACCGATCAAAAAACTCCACACACCCTGTGCGTGTGGAGTGGGAAGGGCTGTTTAGGCCCGGTTGCCTTTTGTTGGTCCTCGACCAACATTGGTGTTGGTGTGCAGTCCTTCCACGGCGGCATCGCGGAAACCTCTCATGAGCTGGCCTCTGTTGGCCACAGCATCTGTGATCATGTTGGCCAGTGCTGAACGCTCTGAACCTGACTTGGCTTTAGCTTTCACAAAGTCACCGCGCTTGGTGCCTGGATTATCATTGCCTGTGGTTGGGCCGCGTGACTGATTCACAGCAGCACTTTGGGGATTCTTTGTTGAAATCATTTTTGTTTTCCTTTATCAGGTGATCACGCCAGGTGTCACATATACATTGCCAGTGCTGCTGATGCCAGCTGCACTGATATACAAGGTGCCGGTCTGGTACTTGCTGTCAATCAGTACTTGTACTTGCAAGCGTGGTCCAACAACCACACCAGTACCATTGGCAGCGCCCGAGTATGGTACCACTGCGTTGTGGTCCAGGCTGTTGAAACTATAATTGACCACTACCACATTGGCAGCATCTGGATTCAGGATCAGCAGCGTGTTTGGCACGCCATATGCACCTGTGTCGTAGGCCAGGGCTGTGTCTGTTGAGTCATCAGCATAGGCAATCACCATGCTTTTGCCTTGAGGGATAAATGGGATCATATGATCAATTCCTTAATATTGGCTTTTGGGACCGTAGTTGAAGTTGCTACGAGTGCCTGGGCTCACTGGATTGGCACCTTTGGTACTACCACCATACGCTGGACCACCGGTCTGACCAATCCGGATCTTGTCTGGATTGCCTGAATAGTTCTGAGTGGCTTTGGGATCCCAGGCTCGTGTGCCTGACGGATTGCGAACCTGTGGGCCACGGTTGATATTATCTCTCACTGAACCCTGTGCTGGCAGTGCTGGCACTGATTTGGTAGTTGGAGCATCACGATATGTGTCCAGGGTCACAGAGTTCATGGCACCTGGTTGTCCAGGCTTACCGCATCCCTGGTTGCCCTTGGTAGGACCACGGCCCATATTGACCAAGCGACCATCATTCATGTGGCCACTCCATGCATTGGTATGCATCTTTTGATTTACACGACCTGTGCCTGTCTGGGCCATGCCGTCAAAGTCCATGTTCTTGTCAGTCTGTGTGCTGGCTGGTTTCATTTGGTTTTTCCTTTTGACATTTTGTCTTTGTTCATGGCAGCTGAGATCTTCTCACCTGTCTTCTTTTTCTTACCGGCCACTGCGTAGGCAATGGCAACACTCTGCTTCAGCGGTTTTCCCGCAGCGAGTTCAGTGCTGATGTTCTTTTGGAACGCCCGGGGGGATTTGCTTTTGTCTAATGGCATATTATTATTTATGCCTTGACGGTTATACCGGTGATTTGGCGTATGGCTTCTGCAAAAGCTGCGGTCTTGAGATCCAGCTGTTCAGTTGATTCTATCTGTGTGACTTCAGTCTTGTCTGCGATCATCTTGTTCATGAACGCCTTGTCGTAGTCTCTCACACCGCCCCAGTCTGATCGGCTGATGGCACTCACATAGTTGCGAGCCAGCAACTGGTCATATGATTCTCCTGACTGCAGTTCAATCTGTGCCATGAGATCTTCAATGCGGATCTTGGTGGTTGAACCCTTGGGACGGCCGCTGCCCACTCTTGCACCACCACGAGAAGGTGCCCGCTTGCGAGTGACGGGCATTGATTTTTTTGATTTGGTTTCCGTTGTCATGTAGATATTTAGCGGAAACAAAAAAGCCCACCGTTTAAGTGGGCCAAAACCTATAAACTTGGAGGCTTTAGGTTTTACTTACTCTTCATCTTCATCTTCAAGTTCATTTACAAAGTTTTTGATATCTTGTAATACAAGGATCATATCTTCTACGGTTTTGCCTTCCATCATCATCATCAAGGCACACCGTTGCCAGAGATGTTCTATGACATTTATAAATCTTGCGTCAGTGTTGTCTTTGGGATCGAAGTTTTCAATCAGGTCCTGAATGATAGCAGTTGCTTCACTCTGACCTATATGATCAAATGTTTTATTCATCTTGTGGTATTCTAAGTCTGGACCAGACCACATGCTTTTCAAAATTGTCTATATCTAACATACGCTCAATACAATCTTTAATATCTTGTTTGGTAATCTGATCTCTTGGCTTTTCATTTACTTCAGGAAACATCCAGTAAGAACCGTGTTCATAATTTTTAGTATCAAACTCCAAATGGAAATCACTGTGATTGTTTTTGAGTTGATCTAACTTTTGTTGCCAAGTTTTTTCTTCTTTGATGTGATACAATTTGTTGAGTGGTGTCCAAAGCATTGCCCAAAAGCGACGATTTAGATCATTGGGCAGTTCCAAATAGATACAGCCACCATCTTTGCTGTCAAATTCAATACCAAGTTCCTGAGCAGCATCACAAAAGTCTTTGTAGAGTTTCCAGTTGTACATCGTAAGCCTCCTGTTGTTTAACAATGTGTAGTAATTATAGCAGTGATAGCTTTTGTGGTCAAGCTGTTTGAATAAATTCATGATCCACGCTGGGAGCGTTTGCTCTATTCTGCGGCCTCCCATAAATCATAAGCATTCACATCTATCAATTGATTTTCAAACTTACAATTGGCATCAAGAACATCTTTGATCTCTACAGAAGTTTCTGACCAAGCCTGGGCTAACCACGCCAATTGTTCTTGTGTAAAATATACTGGTGTCATTCTGCGGCCTCCTTGGCCCAATGCTGTTTGAGTTCTGTTTTACTACCGCGTTTCCAATGGCACTGGTAGTCCAACTCTTCCCAACCATCACCTGGTTTTGTGCTCACAGGATCCACAAGTTCATAATCCAGTTCAGTCCAGACATCTGCTTCAATGTCATCTGGGTTGTCATATCGCTCACGCAAATACTCAACATCTTCTGGTGTGAGTTCTATTTCGTAAGTTTCAACAAACTCTTTCATTACGGTTTGTTTGACAATGATTTTCATTCTTCCACCTCTTCTGTGAGTTCAGAATCCACATCAATCTCTTCGTAGTTTTCGTCATACACAATGGCGTCTTCAAAATAGTCATAATCAAATGAGTCAAACACTGCTTGGTGGATTTGGGCACTGGCCAAATCAATGGCCTCTTGGGCCGAAGCAGCCTCAATGTTGATCTCTAACGAAACATAACTACGCACACGATAAGTTTTCATTTGTTGCTCCTTGAAGCGTTGTTGATAAGTTGTTAGTATAGCAGATTGTGGATTATTGGTCAATCAAAGACCCTACAGCCTGTAGGGTTGTTGTTTTTATGCCACAAACTGAAAAGCAAATCCTTGCCGTTGGTCATAGCGGAACAGGTGTCTGTTGAGTTCATACGCACAAACTGAAGCATATTGCGGAAACAGACGGGCAATGTGATCATACCAGGGTTGCAAGCAGGCCACAATCACCGCACGATCCTGGCGATACAGGCCAGCCATCAGCAGTCTATTGTAGTTGGTCTGCAGGTGTAGCATGGTCTGGATGGCACGGATCTTTTCGCCATCACCTGCTGTCCAGTTCTGGATCTTGGCACCTTCTATTGAGCCAGCACGGATCATCTCGCGATAGTAGTCTGGACTATATGGCTGGTCTGCACCAGTTTCTGGATTGAGCCTGAATTGTTTTTGGATTGTCCATTTATTATTATTGTTAAACTGAACTACGGGCATGCAAAACTTTGCTATCACACGCTGTCCGCGCTGTCCCTTGATCTTGACTACTACCATCTTGTGCTCCTTGAAGCGTTGTTGATATGTGTGTAGTATAGCAGATCGGGCTTTTGTGGTCAATCAAAGACCCTACAAGCTGTAGGGTTGTTGTTTTTGTGCCACACATTGCAGAATCACAACTGAAGTTTGAATAAATATGTATATGAAGATACCCAAACTCAAAAGATACTATGCTGCACTCACACCAGAGCAATACCAGGAATTCGAAACCTCAAGACAGATTGTGGTGTCGCCTGCTGTGAGCATTGATCTTGCCACTGGTCAGATTTCCGGACGCACTTCGATCACCTTGCATGCCCAACCAGACGCATGTGATACTGAATTCAGAACCACTTTCCATTATTCGGGTCGTGTGTATGTGCTGCGTGTGCCTGCAGAACAGGTTCAGCGAGATCAATTGCAGTGGGCTGCTGATTCAGACTCCGGGCAATACCGGCAAACCTTGCACTTGGATCACTGCGGTGTGATGGCGTTTGATCTCCAAAAGTCATAGACACAGCCTGTGGCGTAAGTTATAATAACACAAGGACACTGAATGAAACATCCATTACCCAATGCATATCGAAGATATCTCCAGCAGCGACATCGCGTACGCATGCAAGGCGAAGAGTTTGGCATCTCATTTGAGCAGTGGTATGCTTGGTGGCAGGATCAAGGCATTGACAAAGACTATGCCATAGACAGCATGCAACCCAGACCAGCAGGGCCCAATAGAGGTTGCATGGCTCGGATCAATCCCATGAAACCTTGGACCATACGCAACATTGTGTGCCGGGACAAACCAGGACACGCAGGCAATCCGGCTCCGGTAGGAGTTCAGAATGCTCGCAGCAGGGGCTTGCTGACCCCGGCAGGTGAGTTTGAATCAGTATCAGCAGCAGCCCGGCACTACGGTATCACATGCCAAAGCATGGTAGATCGTCAGCGCCGACATCCAGACCTTTACCAGGACTTGTAAAATGAACCAACATCGATTGTTAGATCGATTACGCATCCAATGCACCATCCGTAATCTCCGCAGAGATCACTCTGATAATTACATATTAGACCTATTCCGGGACGCATTGGAATTGGAGTTCCGAATCAAGACTGCTGTTAAATATCCCCATGCAGCAGCTCACAACCACATGGAGACGGTGCCGCAGCGGTGACCGCAAGGGCTTTCAGGGATTCAAGCCCACCTTCACACGAACAACTGATTTCTCTCCGGCTGTGCAGGAGTTTGTTCGGGCTTGGCCAGTTCAAAATCCACTTGCCAAGGTGTGCCCGAACACAGCCGATTCCATCGATCCGTCATGGCCTCGGGCAGATCTTTGCCCAGACTCATCTGATTCACAATGTCCGTGATCAGGTCCTGCACTGAATAGAAATCATGTCTGCGGCTCCGAGGAAAGTCTGCTTGTGGGCGGATCATCCATTCAGCCACGGTGGGATCGTGATCAGCGAGATCCGTCAGCTGTTGAGCTATGTTGCAAAACCAGTCAAATGTTCTTTGGTATTCTTCACGAGTCTGTTTGCGATACACCGTGGCGTATTTCACGCCGGGTCTGGGTTCAAGTTGCTTGAGTGAGTGGTAATAAAATGTTGCCATGGTCGGGTCCTTTGGCATGTATTTATATAAAGAGGTAAAATTTCCGGTTTTGGGATTG